TCGTTTTCTCAGAACCACTACTAATATATCCATAGGCTGTTCCACCAGAATATCCATATACTTTATGTTGAATAAAATTCCACTGCTTCCAACCATGATTATGAGAAGGCATCTGATCTATGCTTATAGTGTTGCTACCTCCATTATCAAAACTAGCGTTAGCTCTTAAATACTTTCCTCCGGTAACGCTAGACCAGGTGCCACCTAAAAGAGAAGCTGGACTTGTACTTGTTGCAGAGATATATAAAGCTCCAATAGGATACACAAGATCTAAATAAGTATTCCAATCAGCAGAGTCTTTGATATAAATATTACCAAGTGTTACAGCCATGCTATAACACCTCGCTTATTTTTAGGCAGTTCGATACCAGACAGCCATAGTGAAATGATAGGGGATAAAGTCGCTGCCCCCCCCCCGAGGAATAGGTGGAGCCTGTTCCAGAAACGTGCTGCTGCAAATTAATATCTCTTAAAGCACTCCACATAAAGGAAGTATTGCTTTGTAGAGAGCCTGAATCAATACCTAGCAACTTTGCAGTATGACTATGACTTGGCATTTGATTAACAGTTATACGATAACTTCCATTATAATCTTTAATATCGCCCATCTTATCCCCTGTAGCTCCTAGCAAAGCATTCTCGATCTGAGTCCAAGATCCTCCGATAACAGAAGCAGGAGAAGTGTAATTGGTAGAAAAATACAGAGAACCTACAGGATAAAACATATCTAAAATGCTTTTCCAAGTGTTGTCAGTATCTTTATACATTAGGTTTACCATAGTTGGTACACCTTCTTAAAATCGTTGAAGATATGAGCTTTAGTTAGACTAAGCCCCCCCAACGATTGTTATTTTATTGAGAGTCATAATACAAAATATCCTTTCAATACTTATATGTATTAAAAGATATTAGACATTAACTAACTCTTCTCCAAAGATTTACAACTAAATAGGGTGGCATATTATTGTGAGGTTGACCTCCTCCAACAACTTTTAAATTTAAAGCGCCGTCTTGATGACCATAAGTCCAAATAGAATTGCTGGTTAAAGATGACCAATTAGTATCATGATTTGGATCGTCTTCTTTACTATGAGGCACTTTTATTGTAGTTGGAAGTTCATTGTTTATTAGCTGATGTTCCTCTTCTCCTCCAGTGGATAAAACAGAATATCCATTGCCACTACCTAGAAGAAAACGTCCTTTAATTTGCTCCCATGATCCACCTATAATACTAGCTGGACTTAAAGAATCAACCGATATGTAAATTGAACCTACAGGATAAATTATATCTAGGAAATTAACGAAGGCCATTAGCGACCTCCTTTAATCTTAGGCTGTTCTGTACCAAATATAACAATTGTAAGAATGTTGGACAAGAGACATCGCTTGCCCCCCCCCTTTTACATTGGTTAAAGCTTTACCAGCAGCGTCCTTTTTGTCAGTCCACTGCGTTCTGTTACAAGACTGGTTTGTACCATTATAGTCATGTAGATATATATCTATATTATGCCTATGACTTGGCATTTCATCTATAGTGATAGCGTGTTCGTCTTCTCCCATGTATCCAACTGTATTACCGCTACGAATAACAGCCTCTTCAATTTTAGTCCAAGAACCACCAACTATCGAAGCTGGCGATGTAGCTTTATTTGAGAAATATAAACTACCTATAGGATAAATCACATCTAACAAATTTATCCATGCCATTTATACCACTCTCCTTGCGGAGGTAGCTATAAATCTAGAGCCTAGTTTAAGCCCCCCCCAAGAGAGAGTAACTCTATATAAATCTAATATCATTTTAATAACTCCTTTATTACTTTTTAATAAATAAGTTATAATTTGATATTATTTTAAGAAATTCTTCTCCAACAATAAATTGTAATATAAGGCGGCATTAAGGGTTCATCATCCCCATATCCATAATAATCTGTTCTACCAGTTAAAGCTGTAGTGGTATAATATTCTTCAGAAGCGTTGCCTTGAGAAGAAGCTTTCCAATATCTATGATAGTCAGGCGTAAAATCAGACAGTTTCCCAGAAGGAGAATTAGTAATAACCAAATATGTTTTGTCGTTTGTACCTGAACCTAAATCAATTAAAGCTCCGCCTTCGTCAGAAAGACCGTGATAATGATAATAACCTTTATCATTAATGATACTAGAAGAATTACTGGGTAGCAAAAATCTATCTATAATCTGCTCCCAATTTCCACCTATTAAAGTCGCAGGACTAGTTGCGTTCATAGACATATATAATGACCCTACTGGGTAGATAATATCTAATAAATTAACCCAGTTAGCCATTACAACCACCTACTAAGCAGTTCTGTACCAGACATATACTCCAAAGTAGTAGGGGAAATATTCTTGCCCCCCCCCGTGGGAAGTACAACTAATCCTTCTGATGTCATTGCCATTTGAACTTCAGAAGTGAATCGCTTTACTTCGCCAGCGTTAAAATGACGACTTGGATAGTCCTGACTATTAAACTCAACTGCCTTTTCATCGTCAGGATCATTAGACCATTTAACAGAATGCTTATGTTTTGGCATTTGATCTATTGAAATAGTTTTATCTCCGCCATATCCATTAGAAATAGACTCACCAACAGCTCCAAGAACAGCTCCTTGAATTTGAGTCCAAGAACCTCCAACAATGCTTGCGGGAGAAGTTGAATTTCTTGAGAAGTATATAGCTCCGATTGGATAAACTATATCTAACAAATTTACCCAACTCACTATAAACACCTCATTAATATCAAATTATAAAATAAATGAGGTGTTAGGCTATTGCCCCCCAAGAACCATTAAGTCCTTACTTTTCTTTAACATATCATAGAACTCCTTTTCTCTCGTGTCATTAATAAATAACCTAAATATAATAAAAAAGGGCAAATTATTGTAATAATAATATGCCCTTTATTCAAAGTTCTAAATTTTTACCCAAATTTTAACATGAGCTTCTGTTGGCTCGTCTGTCCCAATATAAACAGTGCCTACATCGTCAGCTAATTTACCATTGGTAACAGCTTTATCAGCAATAGTAGTTGCCAAGTTAGCAGTTCCATCTGCGTTCAAATTAACAGAACCAGTAACATTGCCTGTCAAATTTAAGGTTTTATTTAGTCTGTTTGCGGTAGTAGCTGTTGTCGCATTGCCACTTAAGCTACCTGTAACATTACCTGTTAAATTGCCTGTAAAAGTAGTGGCGTAAACATTACTCCATTTTAAACTACTCGTTCCAAGAGTATAAGTGTTATTAACGCTTGGAGCAATTTGTCTAGAAGCAAGATTACCAGTTAATATACCGCCTGATAATGGTAAAGCTCCAATGTTTGCGGGAGTAAGATTTACGTTTCCTACTCTATATGAGCCTTCTGCATCACCTTTAACGCCTGTAACTTCTCCAGCTACTTGCCACGTACCATCTCCACGCAAGAACTTTAAATTATTTCCTGCGGCAGGAGCAGGGACAAGTCCTGTGCTACCTGCGGAACTTGCAGTAGCACCTTTGAATACTGAGTAAGTAGTATCTGTAAATTTAGCATCAGCAGGAACAGATTTGTCAATAGTAAAATCTAATTGAGTAATAGCTCCAGCCTTTATATATACTGGTCTATTTGTAGCTCCAACATTTGACGACATAGCAGTTAAAGTTCCATCAACCATATAAATAGGCTTTGCATTAGAACCAATGTCTGCACTAGAAGCAGTAAGTGCTCCATTCGTCATATAAATAGGTTTTACATTTGAACCAATTGTAGAAGTAGAAGCTGTTGCTGTACCATTATTTAAGTAGATAGGTTTAATCCCACTACCTACAGTTGTAGTACCTAATTTAGTAGCAACATCAGCATGATCTGCATCGGCCGCATGTTCAGCTTCTTCTGCATTTAAAGCGTTTGTAGCAGTACCAGCCGCATACTCAACATAGCTACTTGAACTTCCAGGAGAGCCAACAACACTGTACATAACATTTGGAGTTACGCCTGTAACTCTAATAGTGTCACCAATGTCAAAAGGCTTTGCATTTGAACCTGCGCTTGACCAAGCAGTAATAGCAGCTTGAACAGATTCATAAGAAACTACACGTTCTAAAGCTCCTTGCGGGATTACGTTAAGTGGAAGTGTACCAACTGTGACTTTAGATGCATCTACTTGGTCTACTTGAATAGTAATATTCCCTTTGCCTGTAAAGGTCGTAGGATTACTTGCTTCAGCAACTCCAACTTTTACTGCAATTCCAGCCCCTGGAGTTAATTCACTCGCAGTCGAAGCATTGCCTTGTAAATTACCTTTAAAGAATTGTCCACTAGGAACAGTAATTCCTTGGTTAGCAGTTAAAACACCATTAAACGTAACATCACTTGTTACTGATTGTGCGGCCCTTGTTGTTTTATCTAACTTGTTGTTAGCGTTATCCTGTACTTTTTTAACAGCCGTAGGAGTAGCAGCAGTCACGCCTGTTGCCGCAGATTCTGTACCATCTGTAGCATCAGAAAGGTATACGTCACCAAGAACTGTTGAGGTAGCTTCTGGAGCAATGTATACTGGACGATACTTACCATAAGTGGGATCTTCTGTAGCGTCAGGATCATAAACTCTAGCTACAAAATTTAATTTGCGGCTATCATCATTAGGATTCCCCTTTGCCATTTACTACCTCCTTTTTACTCATTCGTTTCTTGATACGCAATATCTATAATGCCTTCAAAAGGCATGTCTTTTAAAAATCTGATTCTCCAAGAAGTTTGAGCTAGATTGTCAAACTCTAAGATTCCTGTGTCATTAATTCTATATGGAATAGAACTTCCATCCATAGAACCAATTTCTAAATCAGGAGTTACAGCAGAATCAGTTATATATGCGATTGGTTGTCTAAAAGGAAACTGAATTCCTATATGAACATATTCGCAATCATATTCAGCAGGGACAGTAATAGACTGTCCCGCTGTAAAAGGGCCAATATATTGAATTATTTTCATAAATAATCACCTTAGACCCAAGAGTTATAAGCAATATCCCAATATTTAGGCATTGCACTATTGGAGATTGTAGAAGGAATTGCTGTGAATAAAAGACCATTTGTGCTTAAGCTAGAAAGATTGGAAGCATTAACTTGAGCGCTTTCTAAAAGCTTTGCGTCTCTCATACCACTGTCCGCAATCTTACCTAAATAATACCATCTATAGGTAAGATAATCATAAGCATAGAACTCTTTATCTTGTTTATCAAGGTTTTCACCTGTTGGAGGTGGATTATAAGTTACAATCTTTGCAGCGTATGAATTGGTATAAGTAGAATTTTGTTTTCCTGTTAATCCACTTGGGTAGTGTTGTTGGAGATAGCCGCAAACACCAGTTCCTCCTTCTCCAGCAAGACCTCCAGGAGTACCAGCAATATTAGGGTCAAAGCCATCTCCTTGAACCTTGGTATGATCAACATTAAATCCAACTAAAATACCTGATTGGTCTTTAATTGCTCCCATGTCACGCCAATAAACTGAACTTCCTGCAGTCTCATAGTTAGTACCATCAGAGCCTAAAATTCCAGAAACCCAACGGATTCCATTCTGGTCTGTTCCTTCATCGTCTAAAGAGCCACCAGTGTTAGGATAACGATGTTGTGGATCTGTATATAGTACTAATAAGTGCCAGTCAGTAGTTCTAACAACCATATCTTTAATATGATTGATAGGATCTCCAATAGGAGTAGATTCTGTTTCTGTATTATATTTTACAAAAATACGTTTATCTTCTAAGATGCCAGTATTTAAAGTAACATTCTCGATTACTTTAATTTGGAAAGGTTGAGATGAACTAGAACCTTCTTGATTAAGCTGAATCGTTTCTCCAGTGTTTGTATGGAGTGTAATAATACCTGTAGAAGAAACTGATGCTCTAGTAATAAGTTTTAATTTTGCATCTAAAAGTTCTCCAGTATAATCATCATATTCTCGATTTAAAACACCGTTTGTATTATGAATATAAATGTTACCATTTTCTTCATTAATATAAACATCATCAACCCAGTTTAATTGAAACTGTACTGGTTCGCCATAGTTAAATACTATTCTGAAAAGACCAGTATTTGGATTTAAACTAACATCATTAACCCATTTAATGTGATTACTGAGTGTTTCGTCTGTGTCTCCTTTTGTATGATGAAGAGTTACAGTACCAAACTCGTCTAAGTCAATATCTTTAATCCAGTCTAATTCTGTGCGGAAAATCTCTTCTCCACGATTATTAGTAACTGTAAAAATACCAGTTTCAGGATTAAGTTCTACTTTGCTGAGCCACTGCAGAAAATCTTCTACTCGATAGATACCTTCGTTAATTCTAGTCGCGTCTGCAGGAAGAGATTCTGGGGTGCCAGCATAAGTATATTGCAAAGAACCATCAGTAAGAATCTCAATTCCTTTAATCCAACTAACGTCAAATTCTTTTGTAGCAAAAGGCGTATCGTTATTGAAGGTAAAGGTAAAATGTCCACCTTGATTACCATTTCCTTCAGTTAAAGCAATATTGTCTACCCAACGAATTTTTTTAGTAAATACGCTATCATCTTCATGAGTGTATTCTAAAGTTAAAGTGCCTTCATCATCCAGAGATATGTTTGTAATAATATTGAAGTCACCAAGATAAATCATTATTGCAGACGGATTGCGAAGCTTGTCATAGATATAATAGTCATATACTATAATTTGACGGCTTGCCGCAATATCGTCTTCAATTCCATCATATCCTGGTTGACCAACAGTAGCTTCTCCAGTAGTAGGATTAACAGTAATAGCAGAAGGATCATAAATGTTAGTTCTGTTTCCAGAATTTGGAACAATAACTCTGAGATTCCTTAGAGTATCTCCCTTTACACCTTTTGGAAGGCCTAGATCCCAATGTGCATAAAATGGATGCGTTTGATCGTCTATACGAGAAATATCTGTAGCATCTGATAAAATATTTCCGCTAGTATCATACGGAGAAGTCATATGAATGCTGTAGTCAATTACAGGATATGGAATTTCAAATCCTACATAAAACCAACTGTCTGCGTCAGCATTGTCTTTTCTAATATTTACCCATGTCCAACGAATTTCATCGTTATATTTTGTTGCTCCATCTTCAACATATTTTCCAGGAACAATAGAAGTATCATGAGCTTTACTAAAAGGAAAAACTGCAATATTCTTACCATCGCTACCGTCAGAGGTTTCATAACCAATAACATGCCCCTCGCCGTCCATTTGGTAGCCTGTTGGGAATCTACGATATTCATAATCCTCTAATTCAATTTCAGATTTATCAGTAACTTCCTTAATAGTGTTTAATTGGAAATATGGTGTGCCACTAGAAGGGCCAACAATCTGTCCTACATAAATGGCTCCACCTACAGAATTTTGATAATCAAGACCTCTTTTATAAATCTTACCATTATCTTTATCATTCTTATTTGGAGTATCTATTAAACAATGCTCACCATACCAAACATCAGTATAGTTTGATCCTCGCTTAAAAGCAGTGACCATATCATTAATAGACTTAAAGGATGCTTTTAGGATAAAAGAGTCTCCTTGTTTTCCGCCGTAGAAGCTATCTATTTTCCTCACATCCTTTCTATATATTTATTAAATAACATATATATCACCTATAAACCTTCATCTGTATTAATTTCATAGGTGTAATCAATAGTCCAATTATCATCCCAAGAATCAGCAACAATTCCAATAGAAGTAATTGGAATAATATCTAATAGTTCATAGTATCCACTAGGACCGATTCTAATTTCTTCGCCATTTATCGTCATAAGAAGTCCAGAATGTCCCCAGACACCAATGCTTGTCAACTCTCCATCTCTATTCATCTGATCTACTAAATTAGATAACTCATAGAGAGTATATTGAACTTTTTCAATATCTACTTTTCTACCATATTCTGTTTCACCAGTAGAAGAAGATCTCTGAATATTATAATCCTCTGCTGTTCTTACCATTTCCAAAAGAATAGCTTCAAAAGAATCTTCTACAGGTCTAAAGGTAATTTCAAATGTTCCATAGTTTTCTCCTGTTTCATGTCTCCAAGAAGCCACTACAGATAAATCATTAAAATTATACGTGCGGGTATACGAAGTACCTCCGTTACCTAAATAGAACCCATCGTTTGCAGAATTATAGTAGATAAGATCTTTGGTATTTTCTGTTCCTGCTGTATAAGGCAGCGGGATCATTGCTGCAGTAGAACCATCTGATTTTTCATAAAGAGCAACTTGAAAAACATTTTCACCAGTTCCACCGCGATTAATAGTAATATTTTTTAAGTATTGATATACAGTATTTACATTATTTTCTTTTTTAATAATTTTTAAATTAAACTGCATATCATAGTTCATGTCTTGCGGAATTGCGATAGACAAATAATAGTCTCTATCTTTAACAAAAGCTGTATCAGGAGTGATAACTACATCCTTAAAACTAGTAGAAGTAGTACTTCCAGAGCTATCGCCCATAGATACATCTTGATAACCAATAGAGCTAGAAACAGTGCTTACACATCCTGAGCCTGTAAAACGTAGCTGCCCAATTTGTTGATCTGCCAAGCCCTATCACTCCTTCTATCTCTAAGAATACATTACTCTTTTAATATAAAAAACTGGGCAAAATGCTTCAAACACTTTGCCCATTAATGAAATCCATTAAAATCTTTCAAAAGTTTCGCTCGCGGTTGTAGCCATCATATTTCCTGGCCCAAGAGGAATAGATAAAGTTTTAATCATGAAAGACCCATATGTATTTGTTGATTTATCGTTAATAGTAGCTCTACTATTTGGTTCTAAGTAAAAAACAGGTAAAGAAGTAAGAGAAAGAGTTTTTTGATAATTAGTGTGCAAATATAGTTCATATTTCACTTGATCAAAAGCTCCATTCTTATACCCTCCAGTATAAAAACCAGAGTACACGTCTCCCCGCACTTGAGTAAAAGGCTGTCCCTTTAACTGACACTCTTGGCGTTTTTCAAGAAAATCTTCATCATCAATATTCAAAAAAACAATATCTGGAATATCTGGCTGAAAAAGACAATTTATATCTTCATTGTTAACAACGTCCATTCTACGACCAATATTGCTGATAGAAAATTCTCCTAATCCAGAAGTAGAAGGATCTATAAAATCTAAGAAATAGTTTCCATCAGTTAAAGCTGAAGTTAAAAGAGTCTTATCTTCTTGCTCTGCATAAAATTGTTGATTTTCAAGATCGTAAATTTGCGGCCAGAAGGCTTCTAACTCTTCAAAATAATAGTCAGTATCTATTCTATTTCTTTTAACTTGTCTATGGATTTGTCCAATCCAAGAGTCATCAGATTGTGCAGCAGTGTAATCATTTTCTAAGTCTGAATAATATAATCCCGCATCTGTTCCATTGTTTTTAGCTAATAATCCTTGAAGATATAATTCTGTTCTCCAATCTTTAGTGGTATAACCCAAAGAACCTTCTTGATTTTCTCCTGGATAATATTTAACTACTTCTACTTCTTTATATACGTCATTTTCCCAATAGAAAAAAGAATTTGTATTTGCCACCCTGTAGATTAGATTAAAGTTGCCTGGTTGCGGCAAATCAGCTTCAGTTGGAACGCTCAGTGGAAAAATTGCTTTAGTTAATTCAGTGCTTTGCTCTTTAAATAGGAGTAAATCGTAATATGTATTTCCTGGAGTTGGTTTTTTATCGATACATAGATGATAAAAAACATCATAACTAATATCAGAGTTTGTCATTTTTCTAGTCCCATGAATAACATAATCGTTCTTGATATTACCATAGGAAGGAGTAACACTAATACTTACAAGGTTAGAATCATCTGAAAAAGTATAAACGTCTTTTCCTGTTGTTGTGTCTACAAGATAATCATTCTTGTCCATATCGTTAACAAGAATTTCTGCTTGAGTTGTATTTAAATAATTTTTAATTTCTCTAAAATGAAAAACTCCAAACTCATCATAGAAATATTCATAGTTTCCTAGATACTGCACAAGTTTGTCTAATACAGAAGTGACAGTCTCTCCTGCATTAGCGATTAACTCATCTGTATAGTAAAAATCATCAAAGATATACCCAGCGTCTGTCCCATTTACAATTTGTAAAGTGCCACTTGGTTTATTAGAAGGTTCTTCCAGCTCTACACTATACCAAAGGTTTCCTGCTTGTGCAGACGTATTTTCAGCAGGAACCATCCATATTGGGTTATCTCCTGCCCATTTCATAACACGTTTAATTCTTAAAGGAACATCTTCAATAACAATATTGTTTAGATCTTCTCCACCAAAATGATGAACCACTTCTTGAATAATATTGTATACAAGAACTTTTTCTGACACAAATTGTCCACTAGCATTTTGGGTATCTACTTCATCTAAAATAGTTACTGACTGAAATGTTCCCCCAACAATTCCATTTAGTCCGCACATTTTATCTCTTAATGTCAAACTAATATTTACTGTAGAAGAAGCTGAAGAAGTAATAGCAAAGTCACTAATAAAAAATACCCCTTGCGGAAACCAAAGAATAGGATATTCAGGATATTGATCTGTATAGTTTTTAACTCCTATTTCTATAAAGATTTTTTTATTAATGGCAAAATCCATTTCACTATCTTCTACATCATATTCCCCACGATTAACAGTGGCTGAAAGCTGACAAGTTCTTCTCACAGAAGAAGAGCCGTCCTTAGATAATGTACCAGAGGATAGCTCTCCTTCAATTTCTTTCAAAGGTTCTTCTGACCAATTTAATAAAGTAATTTTCACGTACTGTTTTTGATTTACAAAGCTGTCAATCAAAGCTAGAAAGTTTCTACGTTCTTTTTGCCCATTGGCATCTTCATACCATGGATCTTGGAGGTATTTATATTCTTTACGCATAAATAACCTCCCTACTATCACTAATATTTTCAAGTAATTTTTTTATATAAGAAATAGAAATTTTATCTTTATTTTTATAAGATATTCTAATTAAAGATATATTGTTGTTTTCACAATAAGTATTTTTAATATTATCCTTTTTTTCTGTATCTTTCTTTTTTTCTTCTGTATTCCATCCAGTTACTTCAAAATGTTGAATACCATCATATTCAATACAACAATTGTAATCAGGTAAGTAAAAATCAAAACGTAAATAGGATATGTCTTTACAATCAGGAAATATTTTTTGAGATTCATAACAAATATTATTTTCTGAGAGAATTTGTTCGATAATACGCTCTCCACACGATTTTAAATCTCCATTTGTATATCCTGTTACAACTTTTCTAATGTCTGTTTCAAATTTTATTTTGGTTTTTTTATTAAAAAAGATACCACGTCTAACTATATGGTCATAAATATGAATAGGGTCAACCTCTTTTAAAAATATAACATCTGGATTTTTTCCTATTACATCTCCTTTACGATAAACCTTTTTTAATTTTTCAGCACCTTGTTTATGGCCGCAAACAGAACATTGAGTTGATTTGTCTCTTTGAACATTCTCTATTCGTGCTTCATAAATTCTTTTGCAAGAAGGACATAAAAACTTAGCTTTTCTATAAGTATGTTTTTTACCAGAAGGAGCTGTTTTTCGTTCTGGTTCTACTTCTTCAAGAAAAATGACTCCTTTTGATCCGACTTGCTCTCCAAAAGAATATTCTCGTCTAGCCATAACGTTTTCCTTTAGTTATAATCACTTTGAACCACATTGCCATAGTAATTTACAATACCTTCTATTGGGACAGAAGCCCAACCAGTACCTGTAGCTTTTGGAGTAAAATCATACCACTGATACTGATAATAAATTTGTTGTTTATCTCCAATAGTATATACAGTATTTAATTTAGGATCTTTAACTTCGTTCGTAGAGGAATAGCTTCCATCATCTGTTACATATTCCCATTCTTCTAAATAACGCTGCCTTTCTATTGGACGTTCGTGCATTCTCTTACCCAAAAAACACATATCCTGAACATCAAAATTTCTTTGTAGATGAAGCACTCCAGTATCTCCAACTATGTAATCATGATATTCATCTTCTCTATAATATTGGATATGAACTACTGCAAAAGGATCAACATCTACACAAATTCCTCGCCAGTACTGCATTCTTTGATAGTATTCATCAGTTTTAACGAAATTGTATTTTGCACGAATTTGTTCACCAAGATATTCTCCAGCTTCAAAAACTCCACGTTCTTGACCCACAACTGTGCAGTCAACTGAAGAGCCAGAGACAATAGTTGTAACATTATTCTTTTCTTTATAAACCATCACATATTCAATAGTTACTATATCACCGATGCGGTCAAACGATAGATTGGTAACATCTAAATAAGATGGAATTTGATAGTAGCCTTTTTTATTTACAAAGAATAAAGAGGTTCCTTGGCTAGCACTAGTTCCCACATTAAACACATATCCCATTTGCATTCGTTCTCTTTGAGAGTTAGACCAAACAGGATCTCCAGGATTTTCAACATAAATAATATTTTGTCCATCTTGAAGATATACATTGGGTTGATTGTGGAAAAAGATTTTAACATTTTTTAAATAAAGATCGCTAGGGTCTTTATCATTTAAAACTCCTCCATATTCAGATTTGAGATTTTGAAGGATAACGCTTAATAGGTTATTTTTATCAGTAACCGTATACTGATAAAGTTGACCAACATTCATTACTTCAACATATTCAGGTTCAGGATCTACAGTTCCTCCACCACTATAGTCTTCAGTTGGCTTAATTACTTCATAAATTCCAAGAGAATCTAGAGTAGCTAAAGAATCAGCTTCTGCAATCTCATAAACTGTTGCAGTAAAGGAGTACAATCTGCGGCTCAAGTCTGTATTTGGCGTTAAGTTAATATCTGTCAACATAACAGCCATAGATCCCTCAGTCATAGACCTGTATAACTTAGGTTCTCCATCGTTAAGCCATTTAACTACTTCTTCTCTAAATTCTCTCTCCCAAAGCCAATCGTCTTTAGTAGTAGTTAAATAATCATCATATACAGAAGTATCTCCTAAGTAATCAGAGACATCATTTCTAACAATGTCTTTGATACCCATATCCTGTTTATAGACAGTATATCGAGAGTAGCTATCATCAAAATAATCTTGTTTATTTAAAAATAACTGGTGCGGATCAGCTTCAGAACTAATTATACCACTAATAGAAAACTGCTTATAGTTTAAAATAGCATTTTCCGCAAACTTAGGATAACGTCCACCTAATGTGTCTATCTTGGCTCTATTTACAACTGGCTTAAAGTTAGAGATAGTATAGTTATATAAGATTTTAAGCTGTTGCTCTCCACGAGATAAAATAGCGTCATAGAATTCAGGCATAAAGACATTTGATCTATAAACGTTTGTTAAAGCTCCTGCGCTATTCTCCATTTGAATAGAATATCTATACCAAACTAAGCTACTTACAGTATTATCTGTAATAGTTAAGTCTATTGGACCAGCTATGTACTCAACATGAATATCTTCCCAAGTCTTAAAATTATCTATACTAGAGCCACGTTTAATATAAATAGTACCAAAAATTGTTTGAACATTTTTCACATGAAGAGTAGCTATGCCTTCTTCATTATCCATTGTGACTTCAAGAGTGGGATCAAAAGTTTCTTCGTCTAAAAAGTCTGAAATTTGAAATTCCCAATCTTTAGTTAGTTTATATTGGTTTTTAGTTGTTGCAACAATTCTTAAAGTAAAATCTACAGAACTGCTAGTGTCTAAGCCCTGCAAATCTATTCGATAATTAATATCATTTGCATCAATATTATCTCCAGTATAAATGGTTGGAGAAGATAACATAATTTCAGTCTTATTAGAATCTAGAATTTGAATCTGATAAGATTGTAAAGTTTCAGTCTCAACTGTGCTGCCTTCTCCAAAAAACATTTTGCCAGAAATAGGGATAATACCTTTGTTAAAAGCAATAGTATTTGAACCATCATAAGTGTCAAAAGTTCTTAATTGAATGTCAGGTTGCAAAATCGGTCTAATTAAACAAACACTTGACCATTCAGAGAAGTAAGTCTGATAATCAAGAAAATAACTATTCAACTGCTTTTCATCTGTAGGAACTTCTCCTTCATAGCAGTCAAACCTTATTTGAACTTTATAAAATTGATTTATATTAAATTGATTCCCTTCTACAGAAGTAACAGGAATTACAACATAATACATTCCAGAAGTAGTATCATAATTTAAAGATGAAATTAAAATACCGCTTGCATTTATTAAAGCATTTTCATTATTTAATTGATTGACTAAAGAAACATGAACTCTTTGAATGCTTGAAGATGAATTGTAAGGAGAAAGTGAAAAGTATATTACAGCGTCACTTGTGTTTACAAAAGCAGGAAGAAATGTTTGACATTGCGGAGGGTAGAGTGTGTTTGTAAGATTTGGCATTATTTTTTTCTCCCCTCTACGTATTCCCAATGGTATCCACCTGTTGTTTTACGTTTGCCATTTAAAACTTTACCTATGGCAAAACAATCTCTAGAATGTCCTAACCACTCTTCTGCGTCAGCAATTGAATCAAATTCTTTGTTTAATTCAACGCATCTAATTTTTGTTGTAATGCCCCTGTTCCTTAAAGGAGGCATTTTTTCTCTTCCTTTTTGCATCTTATTTAGTCTTTCAGCTCTTTCTTCATCAGAAAAACTGTTCCACAATGCTTTTCTTTGCTTAGAAACTCTATGTTTCGTTTCTTCTGAATAAATAATCTTTTTACCTAAATGTGCTTCTCGATTTTTTTGTTTAGAAGATTCTGCATGAGTAAAAAATTGTCCACCAGAAAGAAGATTATAGCCAAAATCAGGATTATTGCTTTTATACTTATTTATCAATTCTTTTTCTTTCTGACAAGCTTCTTCTTTAGTTAAGTTCTTATATAAAATGTTATGATTAAAATTATCCCAACCATATTTTTGTATAGCTCTATAAAATAAAACACAGCTCTTATAGCCTTCTCCATTTCTGAAGCGTCGAGAAAGAGCTTGAGAAGTTATTCCAATATATCTTTTTCCGTTCTTAGAATTTAAATGTTCATATACAGTGAACTTTTTTTCTTCCTCCATTCTCTCCCTCCTATTTCTGCATTTTATAAGTTAGAACTTGATGTATCAATCCAAAAGCGCACATGCGTATTTGTAGGCTTTGTATCTCCATAAGCAACAAAACTTGTAGAGTTCATAAAATCTATATAGTTATCAAAAAATTGAGCTAAAGAATAGTTACCCTTACCAGCTCTTGTATCGACAATTTCTTCAAATGTTGCTCCAATGCTATAAGGGTTTCCAAGTTGACCGTCTTCTCCTTTGACAGTAACTTGTCTAACTAATTTCTTCTCCGCCATTATCTTCCTTTCCCTCATCAGGATCTTCAGTTGGAACTGTAACTGAAGCTATAAACTCATGAAAAGTTCTTTCCTGAATAAAACCAAGAGTTTTATGAAAGGCATCCTCCACTAAATGTGCGGGGATACCATTTGCATCAAGAAGCTGCTCAGCGTAATTCTGAACAGCTCCCTGAACTTCAACACGTAATTGCAATTCGTTCATTTTTGTCTCCTTTTATTTCCGTTATATCTGTTTTAAGCTTCATTAAGTCTATTACCAGCATCACCAATAGCGAGTCTAGCAGCAATCCAAACAGGGAGGTTGCCTGCATTGTTGAGAAGATTACCAGCAGAGTGCATTTTCGATCTGATGGTACTAATAGAATTATTAGCACTATTGACTTTACTGTTAGCTGTACTGGCAAGGCTATAAGCACTATCAGCTCTGCTTTGAGCATTATTAGCCGCAGTAAGAGCAGTACTTCCTCTATCATAAGCCCATTGTGCTCGATCATAAGCCCATTGTGCTCGATCATTAGCATAAGCTCTAACATTTCTTAAAAGCTCATATATTTTATCTATATGACTCCAAACGCTAGTATAACTGTAATTACTTCCAGCATAAGACCCTGTTTTAGAAGAATTAAAGATAAAATCATTTCCATATATTGAGCCATTTTTAGATTTAATACTTTTGCTTGCAGTAATAGTAAAATTTAAATTGGGAATACTACCAGTAAAAACTCCCCATTGAGTTGCAAGTCCTGGATAAATTTGGATAACGTTCTCTTTAACATTTTTCTTATCGTCATTCACATTAGCTGTTGTAGACTGAATAGTTCCGTGATATGAAGTCAATAAGAAGTCTGAGGATCCACCTTGTTGTGGGATCAAAGAAATTCTTGCTCCATTTGCATCTGTCGAATTAGGAGGAGTTGCTTGAAGAATAATCCCCTCTGAAGATTGATAAGATTTTAGGAATATTCCACCTGTTCTACTGCTAATGTTCCAACCTGTATCAGAATGCATTCTACTTTTAATAGAAAGTGGTCTTAGATTGATATAAGCATTATCATTTCCAATAGCCAACTGAGTAACATTATTATAAGTAACACTTGACGCTGAACCTTTCTTGGGATTATCAAAATTTTCTGACCAATTAGATTCAGTTACACTGTCTGCTACGTGCGCATTTATGTGGAAATCTTTAGTATCTAAGTACAAATATCTTCCAATTTTAACATTTTTATCTCTAACGAGATTAATATTCATATCTTTACTAGAACTTAAACTAATATCATTGGGAAGTGTGTCATTTCCAATAGTCTCTAAAGTAAAACCGCCTGTACTTATAAATGTACTTCTATTAGCAGCAGTTGTTATGTCTAAATTATTTTTTAAAGTAATTTCAGCAGTTTTTGCTCCATCATAAGGGATGCTTATATAAGAACTTTCTAAGTGTCCAAATAAAGCCTGTGAAGGTGTAATGCTAATGCTATGACTTGAAGAAGGAGAATTTAAATTTCCAGTTTCAGGAGCAAGTAAGGTAACACCATTACCATAAATCCTAACTGCTCTTGGATATTCGTCACCTCTATCTCCAATTTTACTACCAGTAGAGATATGCAGGGTTTTATCTTCATCGCTTTCGTCTTCTTCAATGTCAACAAAGAACTTAAATAAATTGTTTCCTCGCCAAGCAAATTGTGCACCAACATACTTCTTGTCTGCTGCAGAATTTCTGAAAGCTCCAATATTACCAATACCCATTGAAGACTCTCCATCTTCAATAGCGTTAGTATAAAACTGTCCATTAGCATTAATCCCTACTAATGGATACCTACGCCACTTTCCAGTATCTTCAGCTCCATCATAAGTTGTATGCCTATAAATAGAAAATACTGAACTTTTTCTAGGGTCTAGCTCTACTTCAAGACTGTCGCCTTTTCTAATTGTGGTATTAGCACCTTCCCAATCTATGTCTGAGTTATCTTCATCCAAAGGCATACCTTTGACAGAAATATAGGCTGGATTAGCATTTAATAAAATACCTTGTGCTTTGTGCGGAATAGACATTTGAGCGTCTGGAACTGGATAGTCAGTATAAGGTCGATCTGGGTCAACCTTAACATATTCATCTTCAAAATCAATATTTCCATCTTCGTCAGTTCCAATAGGCTCTGGAGGTTGTGTCATATTATACATGGCTCGTGAACCAATAGTCCACATACCTATTTTACTATCTCCGCCAGGAACTAACTCAATTCGACCTTCAGTATAATGATTAGAGTTAGTCGCTTGATCTTCTGGCAAACCAAAAATTGCATTACCAGTTTCCGCATCCAGCCATATAGATTGCTTACCATGGCTATATCCCAATAGTCCTACAGAGCTATCGTCCGCATCATAGGTTTTTGTAGTTCCCATTACTACGCCAGTGAATTTATTTTCGCTATCTTTTTCACCAGCTCCTATTTGCGGCGCAAGGATATAATTTTCATCCTCATTAATTTCTACATGGTTTCCATCCCATGCGTTTAATGATTTTAACCCATAAGTATTGAGACTCATATAAATAGGAATATAAATCTCTACTTCTGGATTGCCATTGTTTTGATATACTTCTTTTGAAGAATAGATTTTACCATGAACTAAATTGTTACAATATTCTCCATCGTAGACATCATCTGGAAGAATATAAAAATTAGTTAAATCCTCCCATGACCCATCATCCGTATCTAAAGGAGTTAATATCGTTTGTCCATTTGAACTATTCTTTTCATAAGTTAATTTAAAACAAGCATTTGTAGGGTTATCATAATAAGTAGTTCCTGCACGTCTAGGTTCTCCACCCTCTGCTTGCCAAACTATATATTTTCCAGGAGTATCTAAGTTAATAAATATTCCTTGATTCTTATTATATAAAGGATTACGACCATCTGCATTATAAGTAATACTCTTTAGAGTATACACAGGATCAATTTTAACTTTATATCCAACATCTCCCTTATAATCAATTACAGGAACAGGATAGAAAGCATAATAATCAAAACCATCTAATCTGGTAGAAGCTTTAACTATTTGATTGCGGAACATCGCTTTGTCTGAATCTGCAGTATCTTTCCAATAAACTCGACCATCATCAACAGACATGTATTTGCTACGAGTTGAACCACTAACTCCACCTGAAATTGACCAAGCAACATCTCCATCTAATATATTTAAAGATTCATTTCTTTGATATAAATTAAACTTTAAAACTTGAGAACCATATGCTTGACCTGTGTTCCATTGCTCAGGCTTCCCATCTTTTAATTCTAAAGTTAAAAGCTCTGAATCTAAAATATTATCGTCTGATGTTGGAGAAATTTTAGCAACCATGTCTGTGCCATTAGTACCATTTTCTCCAATCTTGGTGAATAAGAATTGAGTATATTCAGTATATTCTTGTCCTTGATAGGTTACGATTGCTTGCACTTGATTGTTTAAAGCTTGATAATCATAGTCGCTAGCAATATCAACAGGATAATTTTCTGAAATACACCACTCAATCTTTTCAGTTGCAGGATTAAATTCCATACCTTCTTTTGGAGTAACAATCATAGTACTCTCTAAAGGTACTCTCCACTTTATTTCATAAGTGTTTTTATTAACTTCTAAGCCTGCAGGATCATAAAAATGACAGGTTAAAGGTTTAATCTCTAACGGATCAGTGTACCTTTCATCATCTGGAGACACCCCTGATTCACTATATTGAAATACTTGATCTCCATTTTCAATTATGATATAATAGTCATACGGAGTTGAAGCATCTTCATTTTGAAGAACAATTTCTGCTGTACCAATATAATATTCGTCACCTAACTCAGTATCCCGCAAATAAACAGAACACTTAAACGTTGCATTTCCATCTATCCCCTTTACAGAATAGGTTAAAGTATTCTTTCCAGGAGTAAACTCTACTCCTTCCATTGCAAGAATTTCAGCTCTTAATGCAGAAAGAGCTGCATAGCCGATACCATCAGCAATACCTTGATCATAAGCAGCCTGTAATTCTTCTTTTGTTTGGTTAAAAATAGTTGTCTGACCATAAGAGTCAACTTTAGACCAGATGAACCTAAACCAATTATCTTGGTGCGCATTTGGCTCACCTAACTCAAAGTCTTCAGATTTGCCATTAATTAAACAAGTAAGAGTTGGAGTTCCTCTGTCAAAGCTAAACTTGATTCCAAGAGAAGAAGAAATGCTTAAATCTCTTTTAGCTGCTTCATTATATAAAGTAAAATATTCTTTTAATATAACATTCTCTTTATAAACAGCAACGCATAAATAACGATTTTCATAAGCTTTATTTTCATTTCCAAGAGTGGTAAAGGTATAATTGTTTCCTTTATCTTTTAGATAACGCCAACCTGAGCCGCCATACATCTGATAATTTTCACTTGCGGCAGTTACTCTATTATCTTCAGCGAACCAATAAAACATTGTTCCGTCAGATAAAATTGTTGAAAGTTGAGTAACTTTACCTACGACTTGTAGAAAATCATCTGCAAGAATAGATTTAAAAGTTGAACCTTGCGGCATAGACAAAGATAATTTATAATCCCCACTAACAGCAGTAATTTGTTTAAGGCCATATATCTCTAAGTCCTTAATAAATATATCTTCGCCCCAAAGCTCAGCATTTACTCTATCATCTTGCTCAACAAAATCATGGCCAAATGCTAAGATACTATCTATATATAAAAAGTTTTCTGTGTCTATTGGGTAAATTGCATACTGATCAGACCAATTTGTAAAGAGATAAGGATTGCCTGTCATATTGTTATTATCTATAGTATAAGATAGATATTTTACTGTCGCATTACCCTCTTCGTCTACATTGTCTCTGTCCGCAAACGCTAAAACAAATTGTAGACCATATACGCCAGTCTTGCTTAACCTGTGCTCTTTTGGAAGTCTTGTTTGAAAAGAAGCTTCAATAAGTAAAGCTTCAGCTTCTTTTAATCCATTTTCTAACTCTTGTGCATCAATAGTTAGAAAATTGGCAGTGTAAGAGCCTTCAGGATCATATTGGTATAACAATTCATAGTTCTCTTTTAAATAAGAACACATTTCTACTGGTAATATAGAATTAGGATCTGATATAGCATTTTTACCTAAAAGATTATAGTCGCTTAATGCAGACGCAACAAAGGATATGTTTTGATCATCTTCTAAAGCTTGTGATTTACCTACGATTATTTTCTTTTTAGTAAAATCACCTTCTGGAACTAAAACATATACAGATTGATTCTGTGTATAGCTAGTTCCCTCAGACGCATATCCATAGATAAATCCGCCATTATAACTTAATTTATATTCTCCAGTTAAAGAGTTCGTACACTGAACAACGGTAGCTGTAATAGTTTTATCCAATTGTAATTTATCAATTCTTGAATCAGTTAAAGTTTCAACTGCTTTAAGAATCGCGTCTTGCAAATCTATTGCCAAAGCTACCTCCTTCTATATAAAACAAAAATAGGGACAGCACAAACGTGTGTACTGTCCCTATTCATTTTAACTCATTTATGCTCTGGTTTATTTCAAAATCAAGAATAAAATCTAATAGCTATTTGACCAAAGCTTATTTCTTGAAACTATATTGTATAGCTCTATCATTTAAGCTTAATAAAGCTTGTTCGATTTCAGAAGCATTATTCGCATTGGGGAATTCTGCTGTAATATGAACATCTTGCTTAATTTTCTTTTCTCCCATAGTAGGAGTTTTCAAAACAGAAAGATTTGTTATACTTTCTTGCAAAGCAGAACTCTTTAAACTCTGAGTAAGCTGTCTTACTATATCAACTGCATTCAAAAGATTTTTAGTATCAGATTCATTTAATACTAACTCTTTTTGATGAAGATAAGCAAGTTTGCCGTTTTTAGCATCTTTATCTCCATCAGACCAAGAGCCAGTATAACCACCAGTATCATATCCTAACAAATTATAAGAACTAAATTTGCTACTACCTAAGTTAACTAGCCTCTCAGATCTGTAATTCTGATTGATAATACTTTGAACCTGTCTAGCAAAATCTGAGCCATAAGCTTTTGTTAGTTTGCCACTTCTAGTAGGGTCATTACCCCAACCACCTCTCATGCCGTAAGTCCAAATATTTTGAGCAATACCCCAAGCTAAATCGTTCTTAGAATATCCACTACCACCAAAACTAGATCCTCCAGATCCTCCACTGCCGCCAGAACTACCGTTAATTTGGTTTTGCAAATCTTTAATCTGAGTTTGCAAATTGGCATTTTCCTGTTCTTTAGCAGTTAACTTATCTGCAAGTTCATTCACTTGTTCTTGATAAGCACGCATTTCATTTGTAACGTCTGAAATCTTGTCTGCATAATCTTGGAGAATATTTTCATATTCTTTAATGGTGCCAGAATCATTCTTTAATTGGTTAATAAAATCAGAGGTGCTATTAGACAAGTCATTAGTCTTATCTACTGCATTTTGAATTGAATCTGACATGTCATTAAAATCAGTTTCAACTAAATCTCCGACTTCATCAATCTGATCTTGATAATCATTAGCATTGTCCACTAAGTTACCAAACATATCATCAGTTGATGCATTGAAGTTTTCTAAGTTTTGCAACCATTGAGTTAGTGAGGTTGACCATCTAGTGTCAATTTGATCAAAAGCATCTAAATTTCCGTTGATAATTTGATTATAAACATCGTCTAAGCGTTCACCATTTTCATCAGTCATCATTTCAACCATACCGATGAAGTCATTGATGATATTCTTTTCAGAAGTGCTTAACTGTTCACTCGTTCCTGCAAGATACTCTTTTAGACTATCAATAATAGTGCGAGTTCTCTCCTGTTTTTCTTCAAGAGTTAAGTTTGCATTTGTCCAAATGTCGTTTAACATTTGTTGAGCATCACTCAATGCAGACAAAGAATCATCTTGAGTTTGTTTCATTTGATCTTTTGAAAGATTGTAAGCATTATTTTGTGCATCTAACAATCCTTCTTGAGCATTTGCCGCATCGCCTTCATCTGCAGTATATACATAACTATAATTGCCTTGAGAGTCTCTACGAAGCTTCATTTGAGATTTATTACGTTGAGCTTCTTCTAAAGCAATACGCTTTTGTAAAATCTCTAATTGCGCTTGTGCATAAGCAACATCATATTCAGAAAGTTTTTCCTTATCCCGCAAATAACCAAGCTGTTGCTTCATTTGCTCAGTAATCATTTGCTGAATTTTTACGTCATTAGAACCATCAAGTAGTTCTAAATAATCGCCTTGAAGTTTCTGAATCTCATAGGCCGCATTAACATCGTCTAAATAATAATCAGCATTTCTATTAATTAATTCCCACTGATCATTCATCCAATCAAGGTCTGTGCCAAGAGCGCTATCAACCCAAGAGTTCATGATATTATTTACTGTATTCTCATATTGCTCTTGGAGATTTTCCAAAGACTCTTGAACTAGATCATTTAAATCAGATTGGGTATCTGTAATTAGCTCTTGGATAGCAAGCCACTCTTCAGAACCTTCTTCCATTGCAGATTGCATATCTTTCCAAATATCGAGCTGTTGCTGCATTTCATTAATTTGTGCTCGATAGTTGTGCTGCTGTGCGGCAAGAGCTTCGTTTAATTGCGTATAAGCTTCATCGCCATGTATAAGCTCAATAATATCTCTTTGATGTTCAAGTTCATCGGTAATATTTTCATACTGTTCAACTCTACGATCCATTTCGTCTGCAATTTCATCAATAGCGTCAAGGATAGCATCGCGTAAGTCATCAATTTCATTTTCATAGTCTTCAATCATTTCTGTTGTTTGATCAAAAACATCTTTTGCTGTCTCGTAGAGATCGCCAGCATTTTCTCCAAAGATAGAACTTACACCATTTTGTTCATACTGATTTATTTGATCTAATATATTTCCAAGATTGGTCATAGCTAAATCTAAATAACCAGTACCATACTCTTCCATCGTTTGGTTGCCAAAAGAAGCTTGAGCTTCTTTCATCAAATCAATTTGGGACTGCAAATATTTTTTCTGCGCTTCAGTAACGCCAGATGCTCCCATTTGTTCTTGAGTGCGAGCAATAAGTTCATCATAAAATTCATTCACTGTAGTAGTTGCAACATCAAAATAATCTGTTAAATTGGCTACAGAGAGAGCCATTTGCCTAAATGGATCGTCAGAACTTAGTCCGCTGAAAACTTGATTGAATTCATTTAAGGCTTCTTGAATATCTTTAATATTGTCAGCAGCTTCTACAGAAGTTTGGAAAGCTTCAATTCTAATATCTTCAATTTGATCTTCTAAGTCTTCCAATGTTTGAAGAGTATCCTTCATGTCATTAGAAACTAATTCATCATAGCGTTGATAATCGTCTTTAAAATCGTCTAACTTATCTTGAGCCTTTTCAATTTGCTCTTCTAAGGATTCTTGACCAGATTCAGTTGTTGTAGAGTTATACTGATTAATTAAACGATTAACTTCATCTGTGAGCTTTTGATGAATTTCTGCATAATTTGTAATGAAGCCTTCAGAATCGAACTGTATTCCATAATCTGAAGCAAGACTATTGCGGAGTTCTTTTTGTTCTTGCTGTTGAATAGAAAGTTTTTCTTTTTGAAGTTCGATTTGACGTTGGATAAGCTCAATCTGCTTTTCCATATTGTCGATAACCTCAAAGCCAGCGAGACGTTCTTGTTCTTCTGCAACTCTATCAAGATCGTTTGCTATAGCGTCAATCATTGTATCGACGCGTTCGTAGCGGTCTATTTCTTCTTCTATTGGATCTTTCTTTTGTGGAGTATAAGAGGAACCTTTGCCGCTACCGCCAGAGCCACCTCCACCTTTGCGGCCACCGCCTCCTCCTCCGCCACCAGAGTTTCCAGAGGATAATGCGCCAACGCCTGTTACTCCAGGTCCAGTATAATGAGTTCCTTCAAAAACAGAGTATTCAGCAGTTCCTTCTTCGTAGGTTACTTCATCTCTCATATCAATGCTTTTTGGCAACCCAGTTGTTTCATCAATATCTCCATATTGCATGGTATAGTGATGTATTGGCACTCTAGTCTTTCCAACTTTAGTCACTAAAGTACCAGAAACGCCCATTGAACTTAAGATATTAGATGCTTGTTCTGCTGTAATTTGAGAATTTTGAAGCATCTGATTTAATTTTACAATAAAATCAGTAGTATCAAGATTTGCATTTACTCTTTGCTCTAATGGCATTGAATTTAAATATTGTTGCAATCCTTGTGATGCAGCTAATAATTCACTCCGAAGTTGCTCTACATCTTCATTGCCCATTGGGGTAATCTGCATATGAGTAATAATATCTTCACTGGCTATCTGTCTTAAATCGTCAATAGCAGACATATCGCCATTTGCAGCTCGCTCCATAGCATTAATAGCGTCAGCATTTTTATAGAAATCATTACTTAATGTCCCGACATCAATATTTAGCATGTCAGACATTGCTTCATCTAATTCTCCAACTGCTTCATACCAATCAGCAGTTCCTTGAGAAGCTTCATCCTTTAAGACTTCTCCACAATCATCCCAAGATTCTGTTAATTCCTGAACGCCTTTATTTAATCGAATATTTGCTGCCGCAGTATCTTTTGCTTCTGACCCTAAATCTCCAAGTTGCTCTTTTAACTGCTCAGTAGCATCTTCAGCGTCTTCGGCATCAGATACGTAATCTTTAAAATTGGTATCATTGATTTCAGAAATATCTTCTTCTAATTCACCTTTTCTATTTTGAAAATATCCTGAATCATCTTCATACATGTCTTGGGACATTCTGTTAAAAGCATTCTCAGATATGCCAGAATCTTCAAGCAAAGTAGAAATATCAGAATCGCTATTATCAATCCTATTTGTAAAAGTAGGTTGGAACTCTAAAGCTGAAGCAATTCCAGGATCATTTTTTATTGCTTCTAATTGTTGTTCAATAGTAGATATAGAAGTGTCTTCATCTATGCTTGCTAAAAATTTTAACTGAGCACTATCAGATACGCCACTAGCATCAAGTCTGTCTAATACAGATTTAGAATACGCATCGCCTATTTCTTCAGAACTAAGATTAGTTTGATTTCCACCCTCATCATAAGTCGTAATCATGTCTTGCTCAGCAGAGTTTTTAGCAAGACTATACATTGTTTGACCAGCAGTTTCTTTTGCTTGCTCAAGTTGTAAAGCTAATTTAGCAGTTTCATCGTTGGTGTTTTGAATCATCCAAGATAACTGTTCAGACCAGCTACCTAAACTTGCTAAATAAGTTGAAGTATTTTCATTATTTAAAAACTGATTTACAATATCTTGATAATCACTACTTTGAGAAAAATCAAAGCCTTGAGCTTCAAGTTCTGCTTGATTCTGAATAGTTTCAAGATAATCTGCAATATCTTCTTGGCTTAATGTCGAATTTAAAGTGTCTATTCTGCTAAGATATTCTTGCTTTAAATCCTCTAAATCTGTAGTATCCTGTCCATTGGCTTCATATTGTTTAATTTGGTTGTCTAAATCGGTAATTTGATCATTATAATCTTTAATTAAATTCTTAACAGGCGCAATAGCTTCAGCAGGAGAATGATTTTTTTCAGCTTTTGTAACTTCTCCCCTATAGTCTTGGCGATCGCTCCACATATCATTGGTTTCGCCTTTAACAATACTACTTCTTAAATCTTCATATATTGAGCCATTACCTATTCCGCCTTCAAGAGACTGCCTATTAGATCCAGCTAAGAAGGCTTCATTGGCATTCATGGCACTTTCACGTTGTTTATCTGCTGCTTCTTCAATTTTATTAGCTAACTCTCCAAAGTTATCAGCAGCAATTAAAGCATCTCCACCAATAACGCCTAAACTATCTGAAAGAGTTTTTGCAGTGTCTATAAAATTTTGAGAAGCTTCGCCAGTTTTTTGATATTCATCATAAAGACTGGTAAAACTTTCTAACTGTGTTTGAGTGTCTGCAAAAGAATCTTGAGCTTTTGTAGCTTTAGTTTTGGAATCCTCATAAGCCTGTTGATCTGCAGCAGATAAGCCAGATAAAACAGTACTTAAACCTGTAATAGCTATTGTTGCTGCAATTCCTGCAGGACCACCCAACCAACTAAGAGCAGAGCCTAAAAGTCGAATTCCTGCTGCCGCCCCTCTAGCAGCAACTCCAGCAGCTTTTGTTCTGGTGGCAACTACTCCTGTAGTAGCTGCAGCTTGAGTTCCTGACTTTTTGCTTTCTTCAAATGCTAGAGAAACTGAAGAAAAACCATCTGCCGCACTTTGAAGTTTAGTTTTAGATAATTCTGTTAAACTATCTGCAATATTTTTAAAAGAGTCACCTTTTGAAAGCTGTGCTAAATCTGCCATTCCAGAAATTAACATTGGAAGATTTATAGCTAAGTTCATTACAGTTTGAAGAATTTTTTCTCCAAGTTCAACATCAGCATTTACCCAAAGACTTCCCAATGATTGAAAACTTTGCCAACTAAAAATTAATTGACCTACTGCCCCAGAAGCTGTAACGATATTATTTATATCTTCTTGACGCATTAAACTTTGAGTCATCTGAGCATTTGCGTCTTCTTGAGCATCCGTTCTAGCATAGTCTCCAATTTGTCTATTCTGGAGTTCAGTGAAAGCATCTATGTCTAAAACTGTTCCAGAGTTTGCAGCTTCTAAAGCTTTTTTAGCTTCAAGCTGCAATTCTGTCATTGCTCTTTTTAAAGAATCTATTTCTTGTTCAGAAGAATCTGTTTTTATTCCGTTGAAAGCTTCTTTGACCTGTTCAAAAGATTGCTCTAATAATTTTGCTTCAGAACTATTTTTTCCAAATACTGTCTCTAACTGATTACCTAAAGAAATTATTTCTTTAAGATCTCCAGCTATTTTATCAAATCCTACTTTTCCTGTCTCAAATAAGGATAAATTTTTACTTGTATTGGTAACGGCAGACAATAATTGTAGGCCTTCTTGCCCCTTTTGTCCTTTACCTAAAAGGTTATATCTTTCATCTATCGCTTTTTGAGATAGATTCTGCAATGATTCTATATCTTCAATTCCAAGAGTGTCATAAATACTTGTGTCTAATTGCAAGCGACCTTTTTCATCTCTTGATACTTGGATAGCATCTTGATTTTTGTTTCCTTCAGAGTCTATTTCTTCTCTCATTCGATAAGCTGCATTTACTGCAGATACAGCAGCTAAAATTTCTTGTTCTGTTTTAAGCTCTTCATTTTTAAGATTTAAAGTTCTTTCAATATTTGTATTATAGCTTTCCATTTGCTGATCTGTCATAGTTTCAGCGTGATTTAAGCCATCCTGAATATATTTTAAAACATCTTCGTTTCTTGCAGAATAAGCAGACAATCCAGAGTCTTCTAAAATCAATTTAGCATTTTGCTGATTGTTCTGCTTTTGTCGATCTAATTCTCTATTTGAAATAAAGTTGTTTAAACCAGAAGCGATATTGTTACTAAAAACTTTAGTAGCAACTGCTCCAAGTCCT